GAATTAGGTTTCGCGAGAAAAGAAAAACCTGAAAAAATTCTAATCATTGCCAACAAACTTGATACGTCAATCGAAATGGCAAACAAAGTTAGAATGTTTACCACACAATGGCCAAGTTGGGTTAATATATCAATTGACCCTAATAAAAAATCAACAAAACATTGGAAATTAAATAATGGGTGTGAGGTCAAAGCCGTTGCAACGTCAAAGGATGCTTTACGTGGATTTACCCCTACGATATTAGTATTTGATGAGGCAGCGTTTATTGAAGCCGATAGTGATTTCTGGTCTGCTTGTATGGCATCCCTATCTACAGGGGGTAAAGTAATTGTTGTTTCAACACCAAATGGTAATGACGCAATTTATTATGAGATTTATGACCAAGCATTACGTGGGATGAATGATTTCAAAATTACGGAAATGTATTGGTATCGTGACCCTCGTTACACTAAAGATTTATACTTTGTTAAAACTGATGACGCAATTCATTATTTATTACATAAAGAAGAATACGACCCAACAAAAATTATTCATTGGACCGAAAAATCATTCTTGGAACGAAACTTTGAAGAGGCCAAAGAATTAATCAATAATGGTTACAAACCTTGTTCTGATTGGTTTGAAAAAATGGTGAAGAAACTTAAATACGATAAACGTAAAGTTTCACAAGAGTTAGAATGTAATTTCCTTGGTTCGGGGGATAACGTATTTGATTCAAGATTAATGCAGAAAATACGTGAGAATTATATTTTAGAGCCCCAAAATAGAATGTTAGGTAATCAATTGTGGATTTGGAAAGACCCGGTTATTGGACATAAATACATTATGGGCGTCGATGTCAGCCGTGGGGATAGTGAGGATTTTAGTTCATTTCAAATTGTTGATTTTGACACTCGTGAACAAGTTGCAGAATTTGTTGGTAAATTACCCCCAGATACTATGGCGGAGATTTGTTTTAAATGGGCTAATATGTATTCAGCGTATGTCGTAATAGATATCACGGGTGGGATGGGAGTTTCTACCTCACGTAAATTACAAGAGTTAGGGTATAAGGACTTATATGTTGATGGTGAAGATATGAATAACACTTGGAAGTATAATCCTAAATCAGCTGAAAAAATACCGGGAATTAACTTTAACAACAAACGGGTTCAGATTATCGCGTCATATGAGGAGGCGATGAGACACGATTTTAGGATTTATAGTCAACGACTATATAATGAAATGGATACTTTCATTTATATCAATGGAAGACCTGACCACCAAAAAGGACGACACGACGATTTACTTATGTCAGTGGCTATGGCAACATACGTGGGGGAAACTTCATTCAGTAAATTAACAAAAGTAACTGAACAAGCAAAAGCAATGATTGAGTCTTGGTCAGTAAACGATAATAAATCAGTTAGAGATAACATATCATTCAACCCTGTATTACCAAATATGATGGATAGAATGAATACTAATGATTCAGTATCATCGCAAGATTACCAAACATATGGTTGGTTATTTGGCACGGGTCGACGATAATGAAATTATGAAGTATTTAATTAATGATAAATAGTATTAAATTACCTATATGGAAAACAATAATCAAAATTTGACAGTTTGGCAACGATTGTCCCAAGCATTTGGGCCTAATTCGTTGTTAAACCAAGATTACCCAACATATAAGTTTGACAAAAAAGAATTGTTGAAAACAACTTCTAAAGACGATTATGAAAGGGAAAAGTTACAAGCACAACAAACGGTTTATTTAGGTCATCAATGGTCTAAAATTGAAACAAACTTATACTCACAAGCAATCTATTATGAACCAACACGTTTGGCATCATTCTACGATTACGAATCAATGGAATATACACCTGAAATTTCTGCGGCGTTAGACATTTATGGTGAAGAAGCAACAACTGTTGACCAAAATGGTTTTATGTTACAAATCTATTCAGAATCAAAACGTATTAAATCAATTTTAACGGACCTATTCAACAATATTTTAGATATCAATACCAACTTACCAATGTGGGTGAGAAACACCTGTAAATACGGGGATAACTTTGTTTATTTGAAGTTAGATGCCGAGAAAGGAATTGTTGGTTGTATGCAATTACCAAATATCGAAATTGAACGTTTGGAACGTGGTATGGCGGCAAGAACTCAGAATGTTGAAGAACCGGCAGAAAGTAAAGGTTTGAGATTCAAATGGAAAGTTAAAGATATGGAATTTAACTCTTGGGAAATCGCTCACTTCCGTTTATTAGGTGACGATAGAAAACTTCCATATGGTACATCAATGTTAGAGAAAGCAAGACGTATTTGGAAACAATTATTATTGTCTGAAGATGCGATGTTAATCTATAGAACCTCAAGAGCACCTGAAAGACGTGTATTTAAAATCTTCGTTGGTAATATGGACGATAAAGATGTTGAACCATACGTACAACGTGTCGCTAACAAATTCAAACGTGACCAAGTAGTTGATGGTAAAACAGGTAACGTTGATATGAGATTCAACCAAATGGCGGTTGACCAAGATTACTTTATACCTGTTCGTGACCCGGCAGCACCAAGTCCAATTGATACATTACCGGGAGCTCAGAACTTAGGGGAGATAGCCGATATCGAATACATTCAAAAGAAGTTATTAACGGCATTACGTGTTCCTAAAGCGTTCTTAGGTTTCGAAGAACCTGTTGGTGAAGGTAAGAATTTATCATTAATGGATATTCGTTTTGCAAGAACGATTAATAGAATCCAAAAATGTATGATAGCTGAAATGAATAAAATCGCAATCATTCATTTATTCTTGTTAGGGTTCGAAGATGAGTTATCAAATTTCACATTAGGTTTAGCAAATCCATCGACACAGGCCGACTTATTAAAAATTGAAGCTTGGAAAGAAAAAATCACATTATACAAAGACGCTGTCGCAGGGATTGAGGGTATCGCACCTGTATCGGTTTCTTGGGCTAAAAAACATATCCTTGGTTTCTCTGATGACGAAATTAAATTAGACTTACAACAACAACGTGTTGAGAAAGCCGTTGGTGCCGAGTTAACTAACACCGCAACAATAATAACCCATACAGGTATCTTTGATAACATAGATAAATTGTATGGTACTAAAACCACTTCTGGAGTTACACAATCCGCAGCCGCAGGTGCAACACCACCGCCACCACCAGGTGGAGGGGGAATGCCCGATTTAGGCGGAGGTGGAGGTGAACCAATGGCTCCACCACCCCCAGGTCCTGAGCCGGGAGGTGATGCGGGTGTAACACCTGAATCGTTTGAGAGACGAGATAATTTAAAAATCTTAGTAGAAAATGAGGATTTATTAAATGAGGAAACATTTATTGATTTGTCTAAAGCAAGAAATTCTTTAGGTGATATAGAGAATCAATTGAATAAACTTCTAAGAGATTGATATTTATAATAAAAAAGAAAAAATGAAATTTGGAATATTAAAATCAAAAATAGAAAACGTTTTAGTAGAGTCTTATAAAAACGGAACATTCAAAGAGGAATTAAAAAACTTTGATAAGTTTGTTTTAAAGAACAAAAACGTTAGTAAATTGTTTTATTTATATGATGACTTATCATCTAATAAAGGTCTAAACGAATCTATTGTCGACGAATATATTAATGAGTCGATAAAATTATTTGAGAACACTATTAACAAAATTAATCCAACTGAATTGAATAAACTATTAGTGTGGGTTAAAAATAGTAAGACAGATAATAAATACGAAACGATTGATTCATTATTTAGCTCGGGAGTATTAACTATTGAGAATAGAATTAAAAGTAAAAAATTAATTTCAGAATCATTGTCACAATTCCCTGTAAAAGAGAAAGAAGTTGTAAATGTACCTTTTAGTTCTATGATTTCTATGGCGAACAAAACAATTTCAAAACATCTTGACGGATTAAATGAATCGGAAAAAAGAGAATTTAATCAATTATTGTCTGTTAATGATACTGAGTTAGAACCAAAGTACTCAACTATTAAAGAATCCGTTGTTAGTAAATTAACAAGTATTCGTAGAGAAAATACGGATTATCAAACAGGTAAACGTATTAATGAAACTATCACTAAATTAGAGACAGAAAAATACGATAAATTAAATTATTACAAACTTAAAAGTTTATACGAAAATCTTTAATCTTTGTCAGATTTATACATCTTTTGAACGTACTTAGCTTTGTTAAGTACGTTTCTTTTTTTAACAGAAGTCTTAATGAACTCTTTTCTATTCATTAATTCGGACATTTGTCTGGTCTTAATAATCTTACTTTTGTATTGTTTTAATGCTCTCTCAATGTTTTTATCTTTACCGACCTTTACTATTATCATATTAAAAAATTGTTAAATTATGAGTTTTTTGACTCTTATTGTAAATATACTTACATTTATTAAAAATAAACGTTATACAATATGAAAAATAATGAAAAAAGGGAAAACCTC